ACCGGGATAGTCAAGTATTGGTGGGACTCGAATGGCGAAGATGAAAGCCATGAAATGACGGGGATTAACGAAGAAGCATTGATAGCTCTACAATCTGACGAAGAGATTGAAATTGAAATCCTTACAGATAATGGTCAGTTCTTTGATGTGAAGGTAACGCATTCTACGAAGGACGGAAGGGTAAGAATTAAAGCTCTACCATGTGAAGAGTTTTTGATTGATCGATCAGCTACTTCTCTTGAAGACGCTATTATGACTGCCCATAGATCAATGCTCACGGTGAGTGAATTAGTACAAATGGGTTATGACGCAGAAATGGTTGAGTCTATGTCCTCTGGTGTGGATGAGCTTGATAACAACGTAGAGCGAAGGACCAGAAACCCAGCAGCGTTAAATTATGGATTTAGAACGCAAGAGGCCACTAGGCTTGTTGAGTATGTCGAAGTCTACATGAAGGTTGATTGGAACAATGATGGTATAGCAGAACTTAGAAAGATTTGCTGCATGGGCTCAAGTTACGAAATTGTCCATCATGAAGCCTGGGACTCTCCACCGTTTGCTGTGTTTAATCCATTGCCAGATTCGCACGTTTTCTTTGGTACATCGATTTTTGATCTAGTTGGCGATATCCAGCTTATTAAATCGAACGTTCTGAGGAATATGCTCGATAGTCTCTCCCTAAGCGTTCATCCAAGAGTCGCGGTAGTAGAGGGTCAAGTGAACATCGATGACGTTACCAATACTGAAGTTGGGGCGATCATACGACAAACCCAACCCGGAGCGGTTACACCTTTTAACTTACCATTTGTGGGTAAGGAAGCCTTCCCAATGCTGGGTTACCTGGACTCAATGAAGGAAGCGCGTACTGGTATATCAAAAGCCTCGATGGGCCTTGATGCTGAAAGCCTTCAGAGCACAACAGCCTCTGCGGTCAATGCGACGATTCAAGGAGCTCAGGCTCAGATTGAATTGATTGCTAGAAACTTTAGTGAGATCGGGATGAGGCAATTGGTACAGGGTGTTTTTGGGTTGTTAATGAGACACCAAGATTACGAAAGAATAGTAAGACTTAGAGATGAGTGGGTTCCGATTGACCCACGCAGTTGGAAGTCTGAGATGGATGTCGTTATTAATCTACCTGTCGGCGGTCAAAGTGATCGAGAGAAGCAGCAAGCGATGGCAGCGATCATCAACAAGCAGGAAGAAATCATTAATAAGTTTGGGGTCCAGAATCCCCTGGTGTCCTTAGAGAAATACCGCAACGCAATTAAAGCGTCGATTAACCTGGCGGGTTTCAAGAACACTAAGCAATTCATTAATGAAGGCAAGATCGAATTACCTCCAACACCACCACCAGCACCGACATCTGAAGAACTCTTAATAGAGACTCAAAGAGAAAGCATACAAGCGGACATTCAGAAGAAGGCGGCAGAGCTAGAACTTCGCCGTCAGGAAATGATTCGAGATGATGACTTCAGACACGACAAGCTTGAGGCAGAAATAATGATGGAGGCTGCGAACATCAAAGCTAAGTATTCAACGGAGCTCGATGTTGGACAGATAAAAGAGATGATCGATGTGGAGAGAGCTGAGAACGTATGAACCAAGACATAATCGATGACGGTGAACACGCAAAGCGGCTTTTGGAAGATCCACTTCTCCAACGTATTCTTTTAAACATTGTCGAAGACGTAAAACTGCGCTGGATGAACACATCCCCGGACCAGACAGAATTACGGGAACAATTATTCATGGAGCTCCAGGGAGTTAAGAAATTCTCGGAGAAAATCAAAGGTATTCATGACAACGGTTTATTCATGCAAAAAAAAGGAAGGTGATTTAAATGGCTGGAGAAACTCCCACAAGAGAGGGAACAATTCAAGAGGCACACGCGAAAGTACTTGAGTTAATGACACCCACTGAAGAAGTGGTGGAAACTGATGAGAGTGAATCACCCCTACCAGAGGAGACTATTGAAGAGATTCAAGAGGAGCCTTCTGAGGAGTTCGAAGAAGACTACACAGACGAAGACGAAGAACCAGAGCGAACCTTTAAACTCAAAGTCGATGGCCGCGAGGTAGAGGTAAACGAAGAGGAACTTTTGAAAGGCTACAGTCGTCAGTCGGACTACAGTAAGAAGACACAGGAATTATCAGAACAACGGAAAAATCTTGAGTTTATCACTCAAGAAAATGATGTTGCTAGGGAGCGAATGTCACAACTCATTCCCGAACTGGAGTCTAACCTTCTTAGAATTCAAAAAACTCTGAACGCGGAGCCAGATTGGGACAAGCTTTACCAGCAAGATCCCGCGAAAGCCCAACGATTGGAACGCGATTTCAATCGTCGGAGAGATCAAAACAAAGCAGAGTTAGAAAAGCTGTCAATCGAGAAAGGACACTTACAGGTTCAAGAAACTTCTCGAATTGCACAAGCGAAAGACGAGTATTTAAACTCTCAAGCGAAGTTGCTAATTGAAAACATCCCCGAATGGAAGGATGACAAAGTGGCACTTAGCGAGAAGACTAAAATCGAAGAATGGGCGCTGACCAACTCTTACCTTGATAAGGAGAGAGTCGCGAACATTATGGATTGGGGCTCGGTTGCAGTACTACGCAAAGCCTGGTTATACGATCAGGGGAAAACTGCGGTACGAAAAGCCAAGGCCAAATCTTCAACCACCCTGACACCAGGGTCCAAAAATCGCTCCGCGCCCAAACGAACTCATATTCGAGATCAGCAGGCGCGACTTAAAAAAACTGGAAACTCAGGAGACGCGCAAGCTTTGATCGAAATGATGTTGAATTCTAAAACTAGGAGATAAAATCATGGCGATTATTGCCAACACTTTTACTTCATTCGATGCGAAGGGCATCCGTGAAGATCTAAGCAATGTGATTAAATAGTTGATCCTTTCACTGGTAACAGTGATCGAAAATTCCGTGAATTGCTGGAAACTCCTCAAAGGACAATCGGCAGCGAAGCCAGGCAGGAATGTTTGGAACGTTCAACGACTAGAGTACGGAGCCCAGAACGGGCGGTAAAACTCCAAGAGCGCGGAACATCCCTAGCGGATGATGAGATAGTCTGAGCTGCATAGTAATATGCAGAAGCGGTAATTAAAAAAGCCGTGATAACAAAACTGTACAACATTGCACCAGAAGAAACTCCCTTCATTTCTAACATCGGCCAACAAGAAGTATCGAACACTCTATTTGAGTGGCAAACCGATACGCTTATGTAAATGAGCCTTTCATCAGAAATGGTGATCGAAAATTCCGTGAATTGCTGGAAACTCCCACTGGGACAATCAGCAGCCAAGCTAGTTAGGAATAACTAGAAGGTTCAACGACTAGGGTATGGACTCCAGACCGGAGAGTAAAACCCCAAGAGCGCGGAACGTCCTAATAGGACGATGATATAGTCTGAGCTGTATAGCAATATGCAGAAGTAGTAATTAAAAAAACTACGATAACAAAACTGGCAGCGGCTGATGCATCTAACCAGCACATTGATGGAGATGATATTGCTGCATTCGCAGCGGTCACACCGACCGTGAGAATTCACAATTACACAAACATCTCACGCAAGACTTTTATCATTGCTGACAACTTAAAATTTCAGGATCTCGCTGGTCGAAATTCTGAAGTAGCTTATCAAGTTGTTAAAAATGGTAAAGAGCTTCGCAGGGATATGGAAACTATCCTTTGCCACAACACTATCCCAACGGCGGGTGGAGCAGCAGCTCCGCGCAAAACTGGTGGTGTCGCGGCCTGGTTAGCAACAAATTCCGTCTCCAATAGTACTGGTGGCGGTGGCGGTGCTAATCCAGTGCTTACTGCTGGAATACCTACCACTAAGCAGACCGAAGGTACTAAACGTGCTTTCACAGTAGCCCTCCTCAATGAAGTTATTGAGAACTGCTGGTCTTCGGGTGGTAACCCTTCAATGGTTATGGTGGGCGCTAGTAATAAGCAAACGTTATCAGGATTTGCTGGTATCGCTGCTAATCGCTATCAAATCACAAAGCCAGAGCAGGGTACTATAATTGGTGGGGCCGATATTTACGTTATTCATTAGCGTCTTTATACAGGAATGTATAAATGTAATCTGTTGAATTCAAGGGAAGCCCAGAGATGGGTAATCTTGAGCGAAGCCCGAAAGGGAACGTGCAACGACTATTCCGAAAGGAAGTAGGATCAAGCGATCCGAAGCGGCAGACACCCAGACCGGGTGAAGACATAGTCTGAACAATACCGTATCTAATTAAAGGTATTGCTGCGAAAGCGGGGTTAGTTTAGCGAACTAATCTGAACATATTGTAGTGATTTCGGTGAACTATCAATCGTTCCAAATCGGTTCTCTCCAAAGCGTGATGCGTATGTACTCGATACTGAGATGTTCTCAGTCGGTATGTTGCGTCCTATGCAGACAGTGGACCTTGCAAAAACGGGTAAAAAGCATTGCCCCCTTCACTAGCAATAGTGATTGAAAAACTCTGTGAATTCAGGGGACATCCAGACCGGACAATCCTGAGCGAAGCCTCGAAAGAGGAACGTGCAACGACTATCCCGAAAGGGAGTAGAGCCAAGTGGTTCGAAGCGCAGAGCAGCCCTAGTGGTTGATGAGATAGTCTCATCTGAATAGGAATATTCAGCAGCGAAAGCGGGAACAAATTAACGACTTGTTTTGAAGAAAAGCTATGTAAATCAATAGCTTATGGATGCTGAGAAGCGGATGATATTGGCCGAATATGGCCTTATCGTTAAAAACGAAGCAGCGAGTGGCGCGGTCTACGACTTGACCCACACGTAGTCTTTGTAACACCGAGGAGCTTGCGGGAGCTCCTTTTTTTTAACCTGGAGTTAAAATGAAAAAAATCCTTAGCACAGACAAAGAGATGAATTCCCAGCAGATTTTCCACGGGAATGATCACGATGACACGTACACGGTTGAGACACGTCAGGACGTTACGGAAATCCTTAAACAGACCGCAGAGCTACGAAATCAGACTACAAAACATACTCCGTACAACAATGGGCAGACAAGGATCGCTCATGTGCCGGGTATCGTCATTCAAGATTTAATGAGAAAGGGTATTTGGGGTGATCAGAAAAAAATGAAGCAAATTCTGAACTCACCGGATTATAAATTCCTGAAAACGAGAGAAGGAAAAGTGTAGTGGCTATTACAAATTATGGGACGTTGAAAACAGAGATTGCGGAGTTCTTAAACAGAACTGACCTAACGGCTATCATCCCAACGTTTATAACCTTCGCGCACAACAAGCTAAACCGTGATCTGCGAACCAGGCAAATGGTAGCCCGTGCAACGGCGAATATAAGTACAGAATATAACGCCTTTCCACCGAATTTCTTACAGATCCGCGACATCAGATTAAACACAACTCCTCCAGTTGCTTTAGAACAAGTAAGCACAGAGGAACAAAATCAGAATCGAGAACGCCGGGGAGATACCGCAGGAAGACCGAGACTGTATTCAGTTATTGGTGAATCTTTCCAAGTTTTCCCTACGCCATCTTCAGCAGTTGAATGCGAAATTGCGTTTTACGAAAAAATTCCTGCAATGACTGCGGATTCCGATTACAACTGGCTTTTAACAAAATCCCCAGAAATCTATCTTTACGGATCACTGGTCCACACAGCCCCATATTTGAAAGACGATGAACGAATCGTTTTATGGCAGACCCTCTATCGGGACATATTTAATTCACTTACGCAAGAAGACGAAAAAAGCCGATTTGGCGGGACTACCCCCCGAATGCGAGCTAGGAGCTTTGGATAATGGCCGGAACAAGCAGCTATCTCGAAAACAAACTATTGAACCATACGCTGAAATCAACAGCATACACCGCACCAACGACACACTACCTGGCGCTTTATACGTCTGACCCAACTGACGCAAATACTGGGACTGAAGTCTCTGGTACAAATTACGCCAGGGTCACGGCTGCATTTTCAGTGACTACGAACGTAGCAACGAACACGGCTGCGATTGAATACGCTGCTGCGGGAAATGCATGGGGTACGGTAACGCACGTTGGGATAATGGATGCCGCAAGCAGTGGAAATCTTTTATACCATTCTGCACTTACAACGAGCAAAGCTATTACTACTGGTGACATCTTCAGAATTCCAGCAGGCTCACTCACTGCAACGATGACGTAAAAATCAGTGTCATATGGCAGTGGTAATTTTGGTACTGGCGTATATCAAGCGCCCGTCATTGATGGCTATGGAAGTTTCCTTTTTGGGAACGGTAATTATGGCGAGTTTCATCCCAGGGTGGATGGAGAGGCTGCAATTCTGTCCTCAACGACAATTGCCGCGAGTGGTGGTTTTCTTCTCAATTCTGCGGCGGCTATTACGTCATCTACTGCGTTGGTTGCGGCAGGAGAAATACTCAACGAAGGCGAAGCGCACATCACGAGCTCAACGCTCATGGTTGTCAACAACTCGCCTGGATATGTATTTGAGGGCGAAGCAAATATAACGAGCAGCACAAGTCTAGTTGCTAGTGCTCGACCCATTTTAGAAAGTTCAGCAGCAATCACTTCGGTCACGACTGTTTATGCTTTAGGCGCGGTCACAACCGAATCAGGCGTTGAACCGATTTATAGCATCACAACTCTGGTCGCAACTGGTAGGTTCAAGTGGGAGCTGATTCCCGTTGTAACCGACCCAACGTGGTCTGCAATAGCTAACCCAACGGACACCTGGACACCAATAAATTAGAGGTAAATTATTATGGCATCAACACCAAATTATTCTTTTGTACTACCAACTGTTGGAGGTTCTTCGGGGGTCTGGGGTGGAAACCTAAACGCGAATTGGACATCTACGGATTCCCTTCTTAGCGGAGGCACACCTGTCACTGGTATCGATATAAATTCTGGCTCGATTGACGGTGCAACGATAGGTGCCGCAACGAAAAGCACTGGAGCATTTACAACACTTTCTGCTTCGGGAACTATTACCTTCGGCGGTGTCGCTCTCACAGCTACCGGGACTGAAATAAATTACCTGGACGGAGTGACTTCAAACATCCAAACGCAGCTTAATGCCAGTGGCGCGGGAGACGTTACTCTTACTGGCACACAGACTCTGACTAACAAAACTTTAACTTCACCTGTTCTGAGCGGAACAACTTCTACAACTTCGGGCAATATTGTATTGTCCCCGGCCACACAAATATTAGAAGTGAAAGGCGATGGTTCTAGCGTAGAAGGACAAATTAAACTTAACTGCCACGCCAATACTCATGGGCAAACGGTCAAGTCACAGCCCCACAGTGAAAATATTACCAATACAATGCTATTGCCAAAAGGCAGCAGCTCAACTTTAGTGAGTGAAGTAGGACTTGCCACTCTAACTGGCAAGACAATGGTAGATACAGTTTACGCTCTATCTGGTACAGCTTTCTTAGCTACGAATGGGGGCGTTCAGACCAAAACAGTTAGTGCTAATGTAACTTTTAGCGACTCCTTGGTTTCTGGTGATGCAATTGTCCTTATGCTTCAGTCGGGGGCTTCTTACACAGTTACTTGGCCCACAATGCAGTGGGTAACATCTGCTGGAAATGTCGCTCCTACTCTTACTGCTAAGGACACTATAGTTCTTTGGAAAGTTGGAAGTGTTCTCCACGGTGCTTACACAGGAAGCTACGTCTAATGGGTAAATTAGCAAAAGCACTTTCAGCATCAGCAGGAAACGCAGGTGGAGACAAGCTCTATGTCGAGGATGTCTTCTCGACTTATTTGTATACGGGCAATAGTAATTACAATTCAACAAATCAATACATCAACAATGGTATTGCTCTTTCTGATGAAGGAGGCTTGGTATGGCTTAAAACCCGTGGGACATTAGATTCTCATGCTTTAATTAATACTGTAAATGGGCCAACTAAAAAATTAAGCAGTAATTCAACAGACGTAGCAGCAGATGTTTCTGATTATTTTTCTTTTCCCGCCGCAGGAACGACAGGCTTTAATGTCTTGAAGTGGGGCTTCAATTTGGTAAACAGCACATACGCCTCATATACATTCCGCAAGGCTGAGAAATTTTTTGATTGCGTCAAATATTCTGGAAGTTCAAATGCCGCAGGAATTACTGTAGCGCATAATCTTGGCTCCGTTCCGGCCATGATTATAATTAAAAATTTAGACAATGATAATAGATGGTACGTCTGGCATAAAAGTTTTGCGAATGACGATTATTTATATTTAAACGAAACTTTTGCAGAAAACAATTATGGAGCATTTGCGTATTTAACAGCAAACCCAACTAGCACTACAGTATCTCTCGTTAGAGATGGCACTGTAAATTATGAAAATCAAGATTACGTCATGTATCTATTCGGAGATGAGGCTGCGTTTGGAGACGATGGCGATGAGTCTATGGTTAAGGTTGGGAGTTATACGACTGACGGCTCGGCAACTGCGAAGCATATTGATCTAGGGTTTGAACCTCAGTGGGTGATAAAGAAAAAAATATCAAGTGCAGATAATTGGGAAATGTACGACACTATGCGCGGATGGAGTGCCCCTAATGATACATACGGAGTTTCTAGCGCACAAGTTTTCCGTGCAAACTTGGCTAATGCAGAGGCCGCAACTACATCTAGTCCCGGCCCTACAGCCACTGGTATGTACTTTCCTACTGGAGGGCAAAGCACAAACGCTACATACATCTACATGGCTATTCGTATGCCAATGAAGACTCCTACGGATGGGACTGAGGTCTATATTTCCGATGATAAATTAAACGGTAACCCCAATTTCCCATCGCCTTTTCCAGTAGATTTTGCTTTGTGGAGAAGTACTGGTGGAGATGGTTGGAAAATTTCGTCTCGCTTAATGGGCAAAAGAACGTCTTATAACACTACTACTACTCCAATAGGCGATTCTAACGCTAGGTTTGATTATCAGGACGGGTGGTATGGCGGGAACGAACCACCTCCATACCAAAGCTGGATGTTTAAACGCGCCCAAGGCTTTATGGATGTGGTTTCTCACACGACTGCTTTGTCAGGGACTAATGTACAAACTATTAAGCATAATTTGGGTGTAGCTCCTGAGTTAATTATTGGCAAATCAAATACCTCTGTAGATAATTGGTATAGTTACTCTGCTGCTATAGGCCTTGATTATGCGCTCTACTTTAATACTAGTGCGGCTAGAGCTTTTTACGCAAATGGGGCATGGTGGGGAGGCGTAGCTCCGACTAACACTCAATTTACTTACTCAACATTCTATGCGGGGAATTGGACGTATCGGCTCTTCGCCACACTAGCGGGAGTAAGCAAGGTCGGCAGCTACACGGCAAACGCTAACTCAACCAACATCGCCTGTGGCTTTAGTGGGACTGCTAGATTCATTCTTATTAAGCGTTATGACGCGGTTGCAGATTGGTATTTGTGGGATTCGTTTCGCGGAATCTCAGCAGCAGGCTCGAATGATCCATACCTATTACTAAACTCCGCAAACGCTCAAGTTACTAACACTGATTACATAGCCCCATACGCAGGTGGATTTAATTTAACTACGAACGGCTCCAGCACAATAAACGTGTCTGGCGGTTCATACATATTTTTAGCAATCGCATAAGGAAACATAACGATGGAATATAGACTTCAATCAGACGGATCGCTCAAAACTCAAGGCGAAATCCGACAACTTAACTCTAACTGTTCTTTCCCGCGTGTTTGGGATGCAGATGTCTGCGCTGACTTAAAAATCGATCCCGTTTTTGCAGCACCCAAGCCAGCGCCAAGCGCAGCCTATAAGCAAGTAGGTCGTAACGGCGTTGTACAAGACGCAAGCGATAATTGGGTAGAGGCTTACATTGAAACAGATATGTTTGCCGACACTACAGACAAAGACGGCGTAAAGACTACTAAAGCAGAGCATGAGACTGCTTATCAAGCTCGACTAGATGCTACCGCCGCAGCTTCAGTACGCACTACTCGCGATACTAAAATTGCAGCAAGCGATCACATGGGACTTAGCGATAATACTATGGCGGCTGATTGGAAGACTTATCGGCAAGCTCTTCGTGATATTACAGGTCACGCCAAATTTCCATCCCTAACCGATTCGGATTGGCCCACAGAACCTTCAAAAGCAGCAGCTTAAAACCGATGCAATTAAACAAAATTGTGAGGAGCCCTGTGCAATCATATTGAGGTGAAAAATGATCACTGAAATTGCACTTTTGATAAAGGGCTTGGACACCGCTATGAATCTCATAGAACGGGGTTTCGAGACTAAGCGTAAAATCACTGACCTCGGAAATGAGGTTGATAATTTTTTCCTTTCAAAAGAAAAGCTCGAAGAGTGTCTCGAAGAAGAAAAAAAACAAGGGACGTATAGTCGATCACCAATCGAGCAGGCGATGTTTGAAGATCGAATTCGGGAAAAGATCGAAAAACACATGCAAGTGCTTTCCAAAGAATACTCACGGCAAGGAAAGTCCCACATTTTTGCGGGATTAAAACGCAGAGCAGCCAACATCGAACGTGACCGAGTTTTCGAAACAAACTTAAAAAAGAAACGTGCCAAGGCTAAACAGCAGCAAACGTCTGATGTAATTTTTACTATCAAATTATTTGTGGGTTTATTAGCTATTTTAGTCGGTATCTTTGGAACGGCTTTTTACATAATTGGGGAATAGAATGGCGCTAGTAGAATTAGAGATACCGCCAGGGCTTTATAAAAATGGAACTATCTACCAGGCTTCCGGGCGATGGTACGATGCCAATCTGGTACGTTGGTTCGAAAACTCCCTTCGACCAATCGGGGGCTGGCAAACAATGTCATCTACAGTATTCAATGATATCTCGCGAGGGATGCATGCGTACTATGACAACTCCAATCAGCGTCGAGTTATAGTCGGTACAACCTCAAATCTGTATGTTTATGCTGAAGGAAAGTCTCAAAGCGATATTACGCCTACCGGGATAGCCACAGGTGCTACAGATGCTACTGGGCAAACAGGGTATGGATCTCAGTTCTACGGTGAAAATACCTACGGAACCCCCAGGCCCGATAATCAAACATATGATCCCTGCACAACTTGGACTATCGATAACTTCGGTGAAAACGCAGTTGCGTCGAACACCACTGACGGGAAGGTCTATTATTGGCAGAACGATGTAAATACTATCGCTGCACAACTATTAAATTCTCCAACGTCTAATCAAGCAGTTTTAGTCACTGATGAACGATTTGTTATGTGCCTGGGAGCTGGGGGAACAACAAGAAAGGTCCAGTGGAGTTCGCAAGAGAATCCAGAGCTCTGGGCTCCTGCAACGACCAATTCAGCCGGGTCCATCGAGATCGCCTCAGACGGCCAAATCAGAGCAGGTATCGTTGTGAGAGGGCAAGTGCTGGTCCTAACTGACTCTGACGCACACGCCCTGTCCTATGTCGGATCACCGTTCTATTACACCCCGGAAAGAGTTGGCTCAAATTGCGGAATCATTGCGGCGAAAGCTGTAGCGGTCACAGGAACATCTGCCTTCTGGATGGGCGAGAAATCATTCTTTAGGTATGACGGCGGGTACACGGTCCCAATCACAAGTGATGTCAGTGATTTCGTTTTCACAAATCTCAACGAGGTCCAAAGAAGTAAAATTTGGGCAGTCGTAAATGGTCAATACAACGAAATTTGGTGGTGGTATCCATCCACTTCATCCACTGAAATCGACTCCTATGTGGCGTTTAATTTTGACAACGACACTTGGACTATCGGATCTCTTGCTAGAACGTCAGGGGTTGATGCAGGAAGCTTTCAGAATCCTATCTGGGCCAGCACAGATCACAAAATCTATGAGCAGGAAACCGGGTTTGCGTATGACTCAGCACAACCTTTCGCTGAATCTGGAGCTCTGCAAATCGGGACGGGCGAGAGATTGATGAACGTCAACGAATTAATCCCTGATGAGAAAACGTTGGGTAGCACGACAGTCATTTTTAAGACTGCAAATTTTCCCACAGGCGCTGAAACTACCTCCGCACCATTCTCGATGGCAAACCCAACCTCCATACGCCTTAGCGGTAGACAAGTTCGCCTCCGCATAACCGGAAACACACTAACGGATTGGCGTTACGGAAACGTCAGACTTGAGGTCACGGATGGATCGCGGCGATGAAGCTAACTTTACCTTCCCCGACCTATTCTGCGACTCAGAAAGCGAGTGATAATTTTCAGTTAGAGCAAGCAAATAGGCAGAATCACAAACGCGACCAGGATGTCGAAATCGGCACAGCGAATATTATTTTAACTAGCCCAAATGGAACTCGATATTCCTTGAGCATCTCAAATGCTGGCGTGATCAGTACGGCGGTTACCTAATGCCCTTAGAGATAGGTTTAGGGCCAATTGGTGTGGCTGTTTCGGCTTTTAACCTTATGAAAAGGTTTTCTGCTGGTGGTGGCCGTGATTTGCCGCCTCTCACTCCAGCGGAGAAAGTTAGTCAGCAATTAAATTATTTCAATCAGATGGATTCATCTGCTAATTCACCTGGAGCACAAGAAGGCGCGGCTGAAGGTCAGGATGCAACCTACAATGACCTTTTGCAAAACGCCACCAACGTTGGGGATCAAAATTTAATAAATTTGGTTCTTAATGCAGGAAAAAATTCAGACTTTACGACCCCAGATAATGGCGTTAAGACAACTGGAACGTTCTCACCGTTCAGTAATGACCCTCAAGCTGGTCCTGTATCTGGAGCTCCCGCAGCCAGTGTAGGAACTGCTACCACTGGAACTAATCCTGTCGGCTCTGCGGCAACTGAAATTTTTAATGGTGCGGATAACACTAATGACCGCAATAAGCAGGTCCAAGATATTTTTGACACTGCGGGTACCCCAACGCAAGCAGTAGATCAAATCGTAGATTTATACGGAGATGACCAGGCTGGGGCTACCGACATGATCTTGTCGCAGTCAAATGATCGAGAGCTCACTCCAGCAGATATTTCAGACAACTATATAACTGATGACGGGCAACCTTTCCCGTATGACGTTCTTATTAAAATTCTGCAAGGTATGCCAGACAATCCTGACGCGGCAGATATTTTAGCGCGAGCTCCGGCTGCTGGTCCAGATGGCGCTTTTGATTCTGACGTACCAGTACCAGGAACAGGAACACTACCTGGAGCAGGACCAGCAGGACCAGCAGGACCAGCAGGAACAGGACCAGCAGGAACAGGACCAGCAGGAACAGGACCAGCAGGAGCAGGACCAGCAGGAACAGGACCAGCAGGGGCAGGACCAGCAGGAGCAGGACCAGCAGGAGCAGGACCAGCAGGAGCAGGACC